CGCGGCACCTTGAAATCGAGTTCTGGTAAGAAAGTGACAAGCCGTGATCAGGCGATTGCTATCGCGATGAGTGAGAGGCGGCGCATGAAAGCGGGGGGAACGGTCTTTAATGTTAAGTCGATCCCTACTGAAAACGAGCGCATACGCGCTAAGTTTGATATTTAGGAGGGCGTATGCCCGACGTTGGAGGAAAGAAGTTTTCTTATACGCCTGAAGGTCGAAAGGCCGCTAAGGCATACAGTAAGCGAACCGGCAAAGCGATTCGCACTAATTATCGTGGAGGAAAGACAGTGGCAAAGAAACGAAATCAGCGTGGTGGCCGCGCTGAACCGCAATTTCGAACCGACGAATCTGGACGACGAGGACAGGCAGCTTATTATGGTTATGTTGCGCCAAAAGCAGCTCGGAAGCAGTTGAAGAAACAGGCAGCCGCCGGTGGACCTGGGCGAAGGGCTACACGCGGAGCTGGAGGAGCAAAAGCAGGTGGTGCCGTTAAGAGGTTGCAGGGTGGTGGAGTCACCAGCGTCAGAGGTCGCGGCGGTCCCAATGTTCGACCCAAGGTCAATGTTCTTGGTGTCGGCGCGGCGCAAGCACATCAGGCAGCGCAACGTGGTGGACTCGCAGGGCAACAAGCTACTCGGGCAGCGGCAACCATCCCTGGAGCGCCTCCACAAATGCCAGGCCGACCGGCACCTAGGCTTCGTCCGGGGTACTCGAAAGGCGGCACCGTGTCCTATAACGATCTCATTCGCAGCAAAGGCTGGTAGAGGAGACATCTTCGATGGATTTTAATCTGTTCGATATCCTGATGTACGCAACCGCAGCGGTGACGGCGTGTTCTGCCATTGCGGCGGTCACTCCTACGCCGAAAGACGATCAAGCGGTGGCATGGGCGTACAAGATCATTGACATGATTGCCTTGAACTTTGGTAAGGCGAAGGATAAGGGCAACGCGGAAGTCTAGATGGCAACTAGCGGTACTTACGCCTTTACCCTCGACCTTGGCGATATTGTTGAGGAGGCATTTGAGCGGGCGGGTTTAGTTGTCCGTTCCGGCTATGACTATCGAACGGCTCGACGCAGCCTCGATATGCTCATGCTGGAATGGCAAAACCGTGGCTTAAACCTCTGGACGATCCAAGAAGGCACCACGTCAATTACGTCGGGGACTGCCCGGTATGTGCTATCGGCAGACATACTGGATGTGATCGAGGCGTTTATTCGCACCGATTCAGGTAGTTCCACGCAACAGGTGGATCAGCCATTAAGTCGTATTTCCATTAGTCAGTACGCGCATTTGACTAATAAGCTGACGGTGGCGAAGCCGTTGCAGTACTGGCTTGAAAAAGACCCCGCTGCAATCTCGTTCAATCTCTGGCCGGTCCCGGATGACAATCAGACCTATACGCTGGTGTATTACTACATGCAGCGGGTCGAGGACAGCGGTAGCGTTGGTAGCAACAACATGGATGTGCCGAGCCGGTGGTTGCCCGCTTTGGTGGCTGGTCTTGCGTATCATGTTGCGATCAAAAAGCCCGAAGTCTCGGACAGAGCGCCTATGTTACGGGAGCTGTATGAAGAGCAGTGGTCATTGGCCGCTGACGCGGATCGCGAGAAAGCCTCCCTGTATCTTGCTCCCTCGGTGAATTACTGATGGGTGAATTTGCCGCTGGCAAGAAAGCGTTTGGATTTTGTGACCGGACCGGGTTTCGCTATCCGCTCAAGGATTTAGTGGAACAGTTTGTTGACGGCAAACCTTCCGGGCTTCGTGTCGGTCGGGACGTTGTGGACATTGATAATCCGCAATACCAACTGGGCCGCACCAGAAAAGACGATCCGCAGGCGTTGAGAAATCCAAGACCGGATAAGGGTCAGGATGCAAGCCGTAGGCTTTCTGCGTGGAACCCTATTGGTGGTGGCGTCACTGAGTTGGGCAGTCGTACCGTGGGTTTGGATATGCACGGCGAGGTTGGCTTCATTAAGGTCACGATCAGTTAATGACTGACGGGCAAACAGTTCCAGCCGGTTACTACGTCAGCAACAGTGAGGATGAAGACTGTTTTTATGTAGACGGCAGCGGTAATTACTACTTCAAGAAAGAATACGGCAATGAGTGGTCGAGGACCGATAAATGGAATTTTGATCATATCTGCGACGTTGAAACCGTCAATGCAGAGCAGGGTGTCAGCGCCGATTTAGATACCCACGACGGCAGGGGCATGGAAGTTAAAGTCTCTGCCCATATCGGGGTCACCGTTTCCGATGTGATGAAATGGAAGTATATGAATCCAGACGGTAATGCGGCCACCCTATGGGCCGGTCCAACCGCTGGTGTGGGGGATGGTGTCAGTGCCGATATTGGTGTCTGGTATGACAAAGAAGGTGATATTCACATAAAGATTGGTGCCTCCGGTGTGATCCCGCACATGGACTTCGGTGCCGCCATCGTGATTAACCCCAAGACGGTCGAGGATTTAGACAAGCCTACTGCGGATGACAAGGCGTTTTCTAAAGGCTTTACCGAAGGCATTACGCTGGGCATCGCGCATAAATCACCTGAAGTGATCACTAAGACGGTTGCCACCATTCATAAATTTGCGGATGACGTAGGTAAACTGCTGTAAACATGAGCATCACTACTATCCGCATCGATTTGTGCGTGGGTAGGCCTGAAGTAGAGGAATATGGCGCAGTGTTTAATGCTCGCAATGCTTCTGAGGCTAAGCAGTTTCTAATTGACGATCTCAAGGGCGACCCATTTACCTGGGGTAAGCGGCTGGTAGAGATCGTGGGTAGAGAGGGTGTCGAGTTCAAAGTGAGCGAGGTAACACAGGAATAGAGCATGGCTTGGACTTACACAACATTAACGCAAGCGATCAAGGATTACGTGCAGACCACGGAGACCACGTTCTCCAACAATATTCCTGTTTTTATTAAGCAGGCTGAGAACCGGATTGTACGCACAGCCTCGCTACCGGTGTTTCGTAAGAACGTGACCGGTGCCATGACCAGTGGTAATCAGTATTTAGGTGTACCCACGGATTTTTTGTCGCCATTTTCGCTTGCCATTGTGAACAGCAGTTCCTATGAATATCTGTTGAACAAGGACGTGAACTACATTCGGGAAATATATCCGAACGCCTCAACTACGGGCGTTCCGAAATATTACGCGATATTCGACAACTCATTTTTTATTGTAGCCCCGACGCCCAACGCGGCCTTTTCTTCGGAGCTTCATTATCACTATAAGCCACAGTCGATTGTGGATGCAGACGGTGGCACAAGCTGGCTTGGAACCAATGCTGAGGATGTGCTGCTCTACGGTTCTTTGATCGAGGCTTATACCTTTCTGAAAGGCGAGCCTGATTTACTTACGTTGTATCAACAACGGCACGACTCTGCGTTGCAGTTACTGGTACGTGAAAGCGACGGCAGAGATAGAACGGATGCCTACCGAACCGGTCAACCCAGTCTGGTGGCTTAAATGTCTAGCTTAGAAGGCAAGCGTGTAGCTCTTTTGGGACTTGGGCATAGTCAACTGGATTATCACCTGTCGATTACGCACAGCGAAGAGTACGACGAGGTATGGGCCGTGAATTCCATGTGTGCCGTGGTGAATGCAGATCGCGTCTTTATGATGGACCCCGCTTCACGCTTCTTTGATAGTGACGATGCCGGCGGTCAAGCCAAGGTTATGCGGAAGACGCTGCCAGCGCTGACATGTCCTGTGTATTCATGTGAACTGGATGAGCGTGTCCCGGCGATTGCACTGTATCCCTTAGAAGAGATCGTCGGGGAATTAGGGTGTGGTTATTTCAACAACACCATTTCTTATGCGATTGCTTTTGCGCTATGGAAGCGGGTTAAGCAATTAAATGTATTCGGGGCAGATTTCACCTATACCACCAACATGCACTTTGGCGAGTTAGGCCGAGCGTGTTGTGAATTCTGGCTGGCCCGTTGTCTTGCGGCGGGTATGGATATTGCGGTGGCACCAAGTTCTCCGCTGCTGGATACCAATGTTGCCGAGAAAAAGAAATTGTATGGCTATCACCGGCTGGAGAATCCGCCGGTGGTGTATGCCGAAGAAGGTAATCTCAAGGTGACATCTTTTTCTAATATTGAGCAGGAAGAAGAGGTCGTAGTCTCAATTCATGGACGTGAGGACGATGTGAAGCCATTGAAACAAGCGGGCGTGCAGCCCGTCGAGCCAACGAGGTACTGATGCTGCAAGTTGATTTAGAAGCGTCGGTTGGAACTCTTGGGGTAGAAACCACACATTTTCGGGGGCATACCCCGGAAGAATGGGCCAAAATGGCAGCGAATAGAATTGTGAGTATTAGTAATACGACCCCTGAGCCTATTCGGCAGCAGGCACATGCGTTTAAGAAGCAGGTAGAAGTATTGCTTGCGGATTACATGCACAAGGCTATTGAGAGTCACATGTGTACGATAGGAAATAATTTGGAAGAACACGGCCACGGTGATATGGCCGATATTATTAGGAGGCTGTAAATGGCAATCACACAGGCAATGTGTACGAGCTTCAAGAAAGAATTGATGGAAGCCAAGCACAATTTTTTACTTTCAGGGGGAAGCACTTTCAATCTGGCGCTGTATACCAGTTCCGCGACCATGAGTGCTGCAACCACGGCGTATAGCACTTCGCAGGAAGCGACGGGGACAAATTACACGGCTAAGGGTTCTGCCCTGACGCGGATAGATCCCACCACGTCTAGCACTACGGCGTTCACGGACTTTGCCGATTTAACCTTCGGAACGGCGACGATCACGGCCAGAGGCTGCATGATCTTCAACGACTCAGCATCAGGCGATCCGGCAGTGGCAGTGTTTGATTTTGGTGGTAATAAGACCAGTACGGCGGGCAGCTTTACCATTACGTTTCCCACGGCGGATGCTAGTAACGCTGTGATTCGCATTGCCTAATACATGGCGAATATTACA